CAAAGACAGCGTTTCGGTTGTCACAGGGGTGATCGCAAAGTAAGGAGTCATGACCGAGTTGGTCAAGGTGGTTGCCGAAGAACCGATGGTAGGCGAAGCAACACGTGCGGCCAACTGGTCAGCAATAAAGATTTCCAGGTCAGTGCCGTTGTAGACAAAGCCGACGTCCAAAGCGGTTCCGCTGGTGATGGTGGCCAGGTTGCTCACCAAGGTGGTAGCAGTGCCGCCAACGGTCGAAACTAGGCTCAAAGAAGTCGAACCGGCAGCCTTTTTGATCAGCAAGCTGTTGTTGGTCGACACAGTGCCACCGCTCGATGCAATCAAGCCCATAGACAGGACTTGGGTTGCAGAGGCAACAGCAGAGCACTTGAAGTTGGTTTCAAACCACAGCTTTTGGCCAGCGATGAACTGGAAACCAGCGCTGGCTTGGTATGCAGCAGTTGCAGTGCCAGAACCACCGGGGGTAATGACGCCCACGCCGCCCAAAGCGTCGCTGGTGGCCAAGGTGGAGCTTGTGCCAGTCACGGTCCAGCCGTTGTCTTTCACGAAAAAATCGGTGTAGTAGGTGGCCACAGCATACCAGTTGGTCTGGTTGATGGGGTCAGTCAGGGGGTTAGAGCTCGAGCGAACGGGGCTCGGCATGGGGTAAGAAGCAAGGGTGCGACCTTGAGGCTGAGTTGAAATGCCGTAGGTCAGTTTGGTTGCGTATCCAGAACTCATTTGTAATCTCCTTTACGTTTGAGTCGGTTGTGGCGATGTGCCTTGCGCGATTGTAGAGAATTTCCAGCGTTATGCAAGAACAATAAAAAAGCCCGGAGAACCGGGCTTTTCGATAGATCAAGTGATCTATTAGGGTCCGTTAGAACCGAAGATACCACGGGGGTCCGAAGCACCGACGCTGAAGCGCATGTAAGTAGCGGCTTTGGCGTTTTTGGTGTCGAAGTCGTTGTCTTGGTCGAACATGGGACGATCGCGCCAGAACATTTGCATACCGTTGGGGCAGTTGGTACGAATGAACCAAGCGTGCGGGGCGGTGAAGTAATGGTTCAGCTTGATGCCTTTGGGGAAAGCGTTCACGGCCTTCAACACGTTAATGTTGTTGTTGGCAGTGTTCGATTGCAACACAGACTTCAAGATGCGGTTGGCGTTGTAGAACTCTTGGCGAGGAATGTGCAGCGACTCAGGCATGATGTTGATCAACAGACCGCGATCATTTTGAGTGCCCATGATTTGAATGGTCAAATCTTCCAGAGCGGCTTCCGACAAGTCGGCAGCGGGGCTCAGTGCGTTCGAATACGTACCGCCAGTTGCGTTGACGTGGTTGGTCGAAACCAAAGCAGCGCCGTCGGCAGTGGTGTAGTAGGTGGTGCTGAATGCGTTGTTGTACAAGAAAGCAGCAGCGTTTTCGATCGTTTGGTTGATCGAGAAGGCGTTGGCTTTTGCACGACGCATAGAGACTTCTTCGTACAAGTTGTCGCGCAATTCTTCGTAGGTCACGATGTAGCCCAGTGCGTAAGCAACGTGGGTGTAGGTCGTAACGATACCTTGAATTTCCGAGTCGTATTGAATCGGAGCGCCTTGGGCTTTGACGGGAGCCAATCCAAAGCCGGTAACTTCAACATCTTGCTCGTATGCCTTGTCGGAATCGAGTTCGTTGTAGAGGTCGCCGTATTCTTTGGCGTGCTCAGCGTAAATCTGACCCCAAATTGCATGAATCCCTGGCCAAAGTAGCTTCGGGTGTGTACCTGTGTTAATGACGCCTGCCATGGTACTCTCCTTTCTTTATTAGATGCCAGCGGTACCGGTGCCGGTGCCGTAGACGTGGTTGTTGATCTTGCAAAGCACCTTGGCGTAGTTGCCAAAAGCGTTATTGGAAGTACGAGTCAGGCCCATCAGCTTCAATTGCAAGGTTGCGCCGTTACCAGCAGTGCTTGGATCAAGCTGCCAGCCAGACAAGTAACCGTTGCCAGTGCCAGACAACAAGTTGGCGTTTTGGCCAATGTTGGAAGCAGCCAAAGGAGTACCGCCGTTGCCAGAATCCTGAACTTCAAAGATGATGTTTGGATCGTCAGCAACCATGACATACCAGGGGTTGGTATTGCCATCGCCACCAGCAGGGTAGTAAATGATGTTCAGGTTGTTGGGGTTAGCGATCAGACTCTCATAACGTCCAACGCCGACCACAGCACCAATGATTGCATTACCAGTGCCAGCAGTAGCCAAAGTAACACCAGCCACACCGTTCGTGTCGGACGTGCCAGACAAGGTTACGGGGTCACCGATATACAAGGAAGTGCCATAGTTATAAGCGACGCTATACAAGCGCGCTTGCCCGCTCCAGGGGGAGCCGTTCAGGTACTGTACGGGCGACAGACCAGCCGGTTTATTTACGTTTGCCATTAAATTCTCCAATACAGAAGATGGACACTCCGATTATGCTTGACGCCGCTTCGGAGTAAACATGTTTGCCACCGCTTTACGATTGGCTTCTGGAACGTAGCGGTTATCAGACCCATTCGGGTTGCCACCAACATCCCCACCACCGCGCAGCGTTGACGCGATTTGCTCATTTTTTGACTCAAGTGCTTGCTGATCTTCTTCCCAGTATTCGAGTGGGATTTTCATCAAATACAAGCGTTGTTCTTTGCCGTCTTCGCCAGTATCGCTACCCGCAACAAGACTGACTCGACTGCCCATGTCTGTATTTCCGTTTTTGGAGGCATCATCGGCTAAGCCGGTGTTTACTACATCCACCTCATCGGATTCGACAAAAGTGTACCCGCCTTTCATCGCTTGTGCAATACGTGATGGAGTGCCCATCATCCAGTGCAAGTGATAGCCAGGAATTTCAGGGACCGACAGCTTGAGCTGCGCGGTCGACATCGGGATACGTTTTTTGTCTACTGCGGACTTCTCAAATGAATTTGCCGGATTCTGGGCGGCTTTGTGATTGCGGACTTGCATGATTAAGCTCCTTGGAAATACAGATTAGCGTAATAGCTGCGCCATGCAGCCATGTCTTTGAAGGCACGACCCTCGCCGACCAATTTTTTACCCTGACGATCGCAGGTCTCTTTGGCGTCAGCAGGCAAATCGCTGAACGACTTACCACCGCCGCCGCTGGCTCCAGAAGTCTCGCTGGAACGTGCACCACCGACTTTGTCGGCGCGCGGAGCACGGCCCTCGAGCTCTTGAAGCACGCGATCAAAAAAAGCGCGACCTTGCAAGTTATCGTTTTCAGGGTCAGAACGCAAGACCTGGGCGATGCCCATGGCCTTTTGGGTTTTACGCTGATCTGTACCAAACCAGGTGTTCTCACTCATCCAAGCAGCCAAATCGGGGTGCATTTGCTCTTGCTGCGCGGGTACAGCAGCTTGAGGGGCTTGGGGCGTGGGCGCAGCTGCTTGGTTCTTCAGCTCTTGAAGTTCCTCTTGCAGCGCGATTTCACGGTCCACATCACCGTCGATTTTGGCTTGCTTCAGTTCAGCCATGACCTCGCGGCGTGCCTTTTCGACAGCTGCTTTGGTGGCATCGGCATGGACTTTTTGAAGTTCAGTTATGGACTCCTGGGAAGCGCTAAACAGATTTTTCATCTTGTTCAACTCTTCAGCCTGCTGTTTCACGAGCGTTTCAAGGCGCTCGTTGTTCTTACGCAGGATGGGCATCACAGTGTGACCGCGCTCCACGAAAGTATCAGCGTCAACCCAGCGATTAGGATCTCCCTTGAACTCTTCTTGTGGAACCCAGCCCAGTGTACGGGCTTCTTGCTCGACGTTCACTTCACCTTCCATGATTATTTCTCCCCAGTGATCTTGCAGAAAATATCGCGGTCATTGACCAACCGATAGCGCTTGCCATCGAGTGGGCCGGTGGCCATGTAGCCTGACATTTTGGCAATCAATACCTTGTCGCCAGGGGCTGCACGTGCGGGTTCGTCAGGCCAACAGGCGGGGCCTATCTCCACGACGATGGCGCGTTGTTCAACCATCAAAGTTCGGTCTTGAACGAAGTCAGGGATCTCGATCAACGAGTCCTTTTTCTCCGGCTCATAGTGTTTGATCAACACTGCACGGCCCAAAGGGGCCAAACCACTTTCATTCTGCATTTTCTAACTCTCCTTCAAGTTGCTCATACTCAATACCGATCATTCGATCGATGGCTTCACAGTTCCCGATTGCTTTCGCATTCGAGATCGCTGTTGCGAACTGGGACTGGTCCGTAAACGCACCAGACGCCCATTGATCCTTTAACTCAGACTGCCATGCTCGCAGGATTTTGTGCAGAGCTTTGGTGCACGGGTGTTCCCTCCACTCTTTCCATTCCTGCTCGTGAGGTAGTTTCATTTGGCTGCTCCATTGACTTCATCATTAACTCAGCACGCGAGCGCAAAGACTCGTCGTGCACCTTCAGAGCACCGATTGCCGCCTCGAACGCAGCAATCTGGTGACCTGTCTCCACGCCGCCTGCATCGGCGATCAGTTTGGCGGCCTGAGCCTCCAACTGAAGTATCTTTGCCGAGTTCAGACGTCGTTGTTCCATCAAATCGGCGGTGAATTTCTGCATATCGGCCTGTAACTTCATTTGGCTCATTTGCAGCTTCATTTCCTCGACTTGAACCTTTGGATTCTTCGGAGGCGGCATCTTCTCTGGGCCAGGGTAGTACACCTGCCAGGCATCGATGTGCAGCGCCTTCAGATAATTTTGTTCCACTTCCACCAAGTTGTAGCCAGGCGTGCTCATGGCGGCCTGTTTCAAGGCCATGGCCTGCTGCATACGTTGACGATCGGACGTGAC